ATGACCGTTCAGCCACCACCCGAGCCGTTCGCAGCCCTGATCGCCGAGTGGGACAGGTCGCTCAAGTCCGAGAACAAGAGCCCGAACACGATCAAGGCCTACACCGGCAGTGCCCGCAAGTTCCACGTCTGGTGCCCCGAACCGACCGCGCCACCCGGCGAGGAAGACCCCGAGGCGTGGCTCGACGAACTGCCCGACCCGCCCGAGGAACCCGCCGACGTGACCGTCAGCCACTGTCGCGCCTGGATCGGCTACCGCATCGCCACCACCTCCCCCGGGAACGGGCACGCCGACTACCGCGGCCTCCACTCCTGGTTCGCGTGGCTGCTCACAGAGGGCGAGATCGACGCCCACCCGATGGACCGCATGAACCCGCCGAACGTCCCCGACCAGCCGGCCCCTGTCGTCGCCGTGGACGTGATGAAACGAGTCATCGCGACCTGCGATGGCCGCGACCTCATCTCTCGCCGCGACGAGGCCCTCATCCGCCTCTACTTCGACACCGGTGCCCGCCTCTCCGAGATCGGCTGCATGTCCGTCGACGACCTCGACCTCAACGTCGACGTCGTCCGCGTCACCGGCAAGGGCGGGAAGCAACGCGCCATCCCGTTCTCGCCGAAGACCGGCAAGGCGCTGTCCCGCTACCTGCGGATCCGCGCCAAGCAGACACACGCCGCGCTGCCCGAACTGTGGCTCGCCGACCGCAACCGCGGCGCACTCAAGCCGAACGGCATCAAGCTGATGTTCCGGCGCCGCGGTGAGCGCATCGGCATCAAAGACGTCATCGGCCGCAACCTGCACGTCCACCTCGGCCGCCACTTTGCCGCCCACCACTCGAAGCGCGCGGGCATGTCCGACGGCGACATGATGTTGCTGTTCGGGTGGGAGACGGCCGAGATGGTGCAGCGCTACGGGCGGTCCGCGCAGACCGAGCTCGCGCACGACAACGCCCGACGGTTGCGGCTCGGCGACCAGTTCTGAGTGACACCGACGCACTGTGCTTGCCGGCATGGCCGCACCGAAGAACATGACCCCGGCGCAGCGTGTGCTGCGCGCGAAGGTCGCCGCCCACACCTCGTGGGCCGGCACCGCGAACCGCGTCGAGCGCACTTCGGCAGCCCGCCAAGCCGCCAACGACCGGTTCGCGAAGCAGGTGGACCCTGACGGCGTCCTGTCGCCTGAGGAACGCGCCCTGCGGGCCCAGTCGGCCCGCAGGGCGCACTTCTCACAGATGGCGATGAAGTCGTCCAAGGCCCGATCAGCCAAGGCTCGCGGCCGGGCCGGCGCCGCCACCGGACGCGGGTAGCTCCCCGCCGGCCCCGTTGTCGAGGTGGGCGCAGTCGGGGCAGCGGTGGGTGTAAGCGTCCTCCCACGAGTCGAGCAACGCGAACCGCCCGCAGAGTGTCGCCATGACGTGGCGCTTGCGGATGACCATGATCCGGGTGTCGGGGTCGATCAGGTGGACGATGGCATGCAGGAACATGCCGCGCCGCCACCGTGGGCCGGCGGGGCGGGTCATCTGTCGTCCGCACTCCCGGCGTCCGTCCACAGGAGGAGTTTGGCGAACTCAGGGTGCTGCGCGAGGTACTCGGCGACCGCCGCCCTGCCCTCTTCCTCGCTGATGCAGGTCGGCTGCGGCTTGCCGTCCACGCCCCTGATCGTGCGCACGGCTAGCCGGCCGCAGCTACACAGGTCGCGGCCCTGATCGTCGACGCGGCGCGGGTAGATGGCCATCATCCGGCCCTGCCGCACGAGCACTTCGTCGAGTACGACGGCCCTGTCGCCCGCTCGCGGATGATCCACCCGCCGTCGTCGCATTTCCCGCACGGCAGCTTCGGCGCGGGCACCGGTGGCGGTGGCGGTGGCTTGGCCATCACGATGCGCACATGTGGTGCTCGGCGGGTGCCGGTCGGGGGGAAGCGTCGGCACCCGCCGAGGTTGGGGCCGCCCCGCGGCCGCTCGGTGGGGCCGAGGCCGCGGGGCGGTGCTGTGGGGCGCGTAGCTGGTCGATCGCGCGGTGCGAGGAGCGGCCAGCGAGCGCGCACACGAACGCGGGGATAGCGAACTCCGCTACCAGGACGAGGACGCCGAGCCAAACCATGCCATCCCTCCCCGATGCGTCGGACCAGCCACTATGCGATCATTCCCGGAAACGTTCCGCTAATACCGGGAACGGTAAGACGTTTCCGGAAACGACGCAACCCCGACTATCCCTGTCACCCGATCGGAGGCAGTCATGCCGCGGAAGAGTCCCGGCGCGAAGACCAAGGGCCTCGGCGCCGAACTGCGCAAGCTGCGGCAGGCGGCCAGCATGACCATCGAGCAGGGCGCCGCCGCGATCGGCAAGTCCAAGCAGGTCGTGTCCCGGCTGGAGACTGGACAGCGGTCGATCAGCTCCGACGAGGTCGCCGGCCTGGTCGCGCTGTACGCGACCGCTGGCGTCGTCACCTCGGCCAAGCGCGAGCAACTCCTCACCATGGCCCGCACCCAGGACGACCCCGGCTGGTGGGAACTCCAGATGCCCGGCCTCACTCAGGAGTCCGCGACGCTCGCCGACTATGAGGACAGCGCCACCTCGATCACCAGTTGGGCGCCGCTGCTGGTGCCGGGCCTGCTGCAGACGGTCGGGTACGCCCGGGCGTTCATGCTCGAGGACGGCATCGAGCTGACCGCGATCGAGCCGCGGATCACGGCCAGGCTGCGGAGGCAGGCGCGGCTTCGGCGGCCGGACGTCCACTACCTCGCGCTCATCGGGGAGCCGGCGCTCATCGGCGACGACGCGATCGACCACGAGCAGCTTGACGCGCTCGTCGAGGCCAGCGCCCGCCCGAACATCTCGATCCGGGTGGTGCCGATGACCGCGATGCCGCGCATCGGGCGGACGAGCGCTTTCCTCGTGCTCGACCAGCCTGGCCCGGCGCCGACGGTCGTGCATGTCGAGCTGGCCCGATCGGGTGCGTTCCTCGATGAGCCGGCGCTGACCGAGCCGTACCAGCGGACAGTGGCCCGGCTCGCCACCGTTGCGCTCGATGAGACAGAATCGCTACGTCGGATTGTCCAGGAGCGAGACAAGATGGAGACCTGATCTGTGGATCTATCAGCGGTGACGTGGCGCAAGTCGTCCCGGTCGCAGTCACAGTCGGACTGCGTTGAGGTTGCGCTCGACGACACAACGTCAGCGATTCGGGACAGCAAGAACAGCAGCGGGCCAGCCCTCGTTGGGGTCGACTTCGGTCGGATGCTGTCCGCGATCAAGGGCGACAGCATCTGTCGGTGATCAGCCCGGGTCGGGGGTGATCGTCACGCTGAGCCAGTTCGTGGTGCCGTCCCACAGGAAGAACCCGGCGACCGCAGGGATGATGTTGAACCACACGGTCTGCGCGCCGGTGAGCGCGACAGGCTCGATCTCGGGAATGCTGAGGCCGGCGTCGAGCGCACCGACTGCGGTCCCTGTGGTGGTGGCCAGGATGGTCCCGACCGTCGGGCTCGCGCCGAGCCGCAGGTTTGCCGTGGCGTAGTTGCCGGCGCCGAGCGCGCCGACGTTGGCGTGCGCCGAGCAGGTGAGCAGGTACGGGTAGCCGGGATCCGCGATGACGCACTTCGCGAACGTCGAGGTGACCGGCGCGGCCGTCATGTTGAACTGGTTCGGGATCAGTGGCCCGATGAGTTCGCCGGCGTACTTTCGGGTCCGGGTGCCGCGCCACACAGTGCCGTCGTACTCGACGCGCTCCCGCTTGTCGGCCCAATACCAACTGTCGCCGGCCTGCACTCCGACGATCGGTGCGGTGGACGGGGCGACGAGGTGCCGTATGCCGACGAACCGGCGCTCGTCGACAAGGTTGGTGTAGGTGTTGCCGCCGGCCGCGATGGTGCCGCGCGCGACCGTCTCGTAGGTGACGGTGCCCGACCCGGTGACCGCTGGCGGGACCGGCGTCGACGCGGCGGTGCCCTGCAGGATGAACGCGACGACTGTCTTGGCCGCGGTGTCCTTCTTCAGCACGAGCCGGTCGATGCGCGGGTTGCCCGAGGCGTTGTTGGTGCCCGTCTTGACCAGGGATGCGCTGTTGTCGTAGCGGACTCCCGCGACCACGCCTTCGCCGGCGGCGACCGTGAAGGTCGGGCCGCCGGGGCCGCCCCCCAGGGTGGTCAGCAGGCTGGTGTCGGCGGCGTCGCGTGTGGTTGCGCCGATCACACCGGACGGCATGTAGCGGCCACCCATGCTGGCCCACTTGGCCTCGTCGACCGCCGTGCCTGACCCGGTCTGCCACGGGTAACTGGTCTCTGCCACGACTCAACGGTCGACGGGTGGTGTCACCTGTGTTCGAGGTTCCCGATGCGGGCGAGCGCGTCGCGGATCGCGAGCGTTTGCTTGCTGGTCGCGGTCGCGCCGATATCACCGACGCGGGGCGTCAATGTCCTCACAGGACCGCTGTTGGAGCGGGACGCGGTCAGCTCGGCCTCGCGGATGATCGCGTACACGTAGATGTCGGCGTCGCCCTCGCCGTACACCTCAACGAGCACCTCAGACCCGAGTTGGTAGTCGATGCCGTACCGCAGGCGCGCGTTGTCGATCGGCTCGATCGCCACCAGCCCGGTTGAGGCCTGCTCGTCGAGCCGCCGACTGGTGCCCTGCAACAGTTCGGCGTTCGAGTCCGTCGAGCTCGCGGACCGGTAGTCGAAGAAATCTTCGCGGCGGCCCCAGTCGTCGTCCTCGAAGATGTTGGTCACCGACACGAACGCGCGCGCGGTCTCCTCGCCGCGGCCGCCGCCCGCCATCCACGTCGCTTCGGGTGCGGTGAGCCGCCACCGCACGCTCTTGACGTTGCCGAGCGCCAACCCAAACCGTGCTGGCCCAGTCACCGACGGCGGCTCGTACACCTCGAACGTGTACCCGCTGCCGATGGTCGGCACCATCCGGAACCCTACGCCACCCGTCACGGCGAGCCCTTGCAGCAGCTCGAGCAGGTTGGTGAAGCGGGCCCGGCCGGTCACTGTGTCGCCGAGCACCGGGTCCGCGGCCAACGTCAACCCAGGCAGACGGCGGGCCACGTGCGGCGACGACGGGCCGCGGTTGACGTCGACGTACTGCCGGATGATCGTCGAGGCGACGCCGGTGCGGATGTCGTAGGCCACTGTCTGGCTACCGACCCCGGACGCCGGTGTCGGCCACGCCACGCTGCACCGCAACCACATCATGTCGTCTTCGCCGGACAGCGTCAGCGTCCGTGTCCGTCCCGATTGGACGATCTCGGCCTCTTTCACGTGGCCGCCGTACATGCCGGACACGTCGTCGATGATGATGCGCCACCCGGCCGCCGCCGCGCGCACGTGTTGCGGGGTGAGTTGGCACTCGACCCGCCATGTCCCCACCTCGCAGAAGCGAGCGATCGCCGTCACTTTGGTGTAGGTGATCAGGCCGCGTTTGTCGCCGCCCGCGTCGATCATCCACACTGTCGGCATCTCTGACTCGGGCGTCGTCACCATGCGGACCAATACCTCGGGTTGAAGGACACTTCGACCGCTGAGCCAGTCGACGCGCCGGTCAACATCAGCTCAATGTTTGTGGTGCCGGGACGAACCGGCCAGAACGATGGCTTGCCGGTGAGGGTCGGCCAGTAGTCGGTGCCGTCCGACAGCCGCACATCGGTGAAACGCGGTTGCGTCACGATCGTGAGCGTCTGTCCACTCGTGACCTCGCCTGCGAGTTCGATCGTCCGGTCTGCGTCGGTGTCCGTGAGCGTGACCTCGTCGGCCGGCGGCTCGATCGTCCACACTGGCCACGCCTTGACGTCGCCCGGGTTGATGATCTGTGTGCTGCCGAGCACCGTCCCGGCAGCAAGCTTCATCGGCAGGAACGGGTCGCCGAGGAACACCGGCGGCGTGCCGGAGCTGTACTCGTACCGGTACACGATCGGCACCGGGTCGAACCAGAATGGCATGGGCGCCAGCGCTTTGAGCACGAGCCGCATCCACGTCTCGCCGCCAGTGTCCTTGTCCTCTGCGCCCTCCAGCCCGCCCGAGTACCAGACCGGGATGCGGCGCCGCTGCCCGTCGGCCTGCCGCACCTCGAGGTGGCACTGCTGCCCGTACGAGACTGCGTGCACGAGCGCGAGCACGCGCTCCCGGTAGCCGGCCACGTCCGATGCCAGGATCAGGATCGGCAACTGGATTGGGCGCGGCGGCGCGTACACATCGGACACGTCGGCGCCGTCGAGCAGCGGGGTCTCGTCGAGCGTCAACTCGACGGCCGGCATACCCAGCCCGGTCGCGCCCTTCGTGACGCGGTAGCCCGTCGCTCGGTCGGTGAGCAAGAACTCCTCGCCGTCTGGTGTGATCCACACCAGTTCACGACCAGCCATGGAGTGCCTCCTGCTCGTGCTGCAGGTCCCGAAGTTGCTGCATCGTGGGGACGGTGGGCACGGCGTGCATCGTGATCGAGCGGTCCACATAGGACGAACCAGATCCCGATGAGGACCGCCCGCTGCCGTCGCCTGCGGCCGATCTGCTGCTCGCGCCCAACGCGCGACCCCGAACCTGCGCCGGCAACATGGTCGAGCTGAACTGCATGGCCTTGTCCATCTGCCTCGCGAGCGCCGAGGTCTGAGCGGCCGTCGACACATACCCGGCACGGTCCGGCCAGATCAGTTCCGGCCCTTCCTCCCCGACCAGGTAAGGGAATTGGGGATCCACTCCGCCGCCGATTGCCCGCCGTTTCGGATGCGCCGGCATGTTGCCGCCGCCCGCGTAGCCCGCGAGCATGTGGCCGCCGATCACCTGGTTCGCGCCACCGCCCGTGATGTTGATCCGGAGGTTGACAACCTTCTCAGGGGGCAGGGCGGAGATCTTGTCGAGCACGTTCTGTACGCGAGCGGCCGCCTGCTCGGCTGCGAGGACCTCGACACTCGCCTGGTAGTTGCCGGGGATCAACCCGAGCTTGTCCGCGAGCGCGTTGGCCTGCGTCGCGTCCAGCCCCAGCGCGTCGGCCATCGCCACGAACTCGCCGCGGGCCCCCACCATGTAGTTTTGGACGTCTTGCGTGGTGGCGTTCTGCGCCTCCATCGACGCGATCACGTCCCACGTGGACTTCGAGAGGTCGTTCAGCGAGCCCTGGTTCTCGCGGCCCGCCGCCGTGGCAAGATCCAGGTTGGGGCCGTTCTTCTCCAATGCCGCGTTCGCTGCAACGATGGACTCCTGGTAGCCGATCTGCGCCTCGGACAGGCTGACAACCGCGCCAGCCCGCGTCTGCTCGAGGTCGATGAGATCCTCGAGGGTGCGCGCCTGCTTCTCGTACGACCCAGAGGTCGAGTCCGATGCGCCGGTGACCGCGTTCTGGGCGTCGACCGCGCCGCGGTTCGCGGCGATCCACCTGTCGATGCCTTCGGCGAGTTCGGGGTACTTCTCCTTGAGGTCGTCGAGCCACGACGTGTCGCCTGTGGACATGAACCGGTCGGTCGCGAGCTGTAGTTCGTTGACCTGCTGCGTCATCGCGTCGAGGTCATCGCTGCCGGTGATTGCTTCGAGGAAGCCCCCGACGTTGGACTTGACGTTCGACATGGTGCGGTCGAACTTCTCGGCCGCCGACATGCCGGCCTCGAGCTTCTGGGCGGCCTCCTCAACGCTGCCCGCGAAGTCACCGAACTGGTCGGCAGCGTCGTCGAGGTCCATTGAGAAGAGTGCGTCTCCCAAGTCCTCGGCCTTGGTGCCGAACAGGTCCACGGCCGCGGTGTTGCGTTCGAGACCGGCGGGCATCTGCTGCAAGCCGTTGAGCACTTCGCGCAGCGCGGCACGCGCGGTCTCGCCGCCGGCAGCGATCCGGCGGGACATGGTCTCCGCGTCCATCCCGAGCGTCTGAAACCCGCGCGACGACACCGTCAGATCCTGCGACCGCAGGATGAACTCCTTGATCGCGTCGGCCGCGAAGTCTGTGTCGCGGGCGCCGCCCTGCATGGCCTGCGACAGCAGCCCGAACGCTTCGGGGCCTTCGATCCCGATGCGCGCGAACTGGCCGCTGTACTCGTCGATGGTGTCGAGCAGGTCGCCTGCGATGTTGAGGCCCTGCTCGTTCGCCTGCGCGATCATGTCCAACGCCTGGCCGACGCTGGACGCCATGCCGTTCAGCAGCAACGTGCGCGCCGAACGGGAGATCGCGCCGAACTCCTCACCGAGCACGGTGCCGAGCGTCTGCACCTTCGACGCGATCCGCCCGATAGCGTCGTTCGCGGCGTCCGCCGGGATCAGCACCCCGACGACGGCAGCAATCGCCGCACCTGCGTCCTCGATGGACTCGCCGAACCCAGCCGCGTACATGTCGCCCGCGAGCGAACCGAGCCGGCCGGCTTCGCTTGCCGCTGCACCGGTTTGTGCGGCGATCAGCGCGCCGACCTTGAGCTCGGCCCACCGCGCCTGGAGTCCTGCGATCAGCGCGCCGCCAAGCGCCAGCCCTGCCCCGAGCATCGCGCCCTTGCCGGACGTGAGACTGCCGAGCAGCTCGCCGAGAGGGCCGCCCCCGCCGATCGCGCCGAGCGCCTCCGACAGGCCCTCCGAGAGGCCGCTGCCGAGTTCCTCGCCGGCTTCCTTCCCGGCCTGCCCGAGTTCCCGGGCCTCATCCTGGAGCTTGCGGAGCGCGCCGCCGAGGTCGGACTCAAGGCCCCGGCCGGTCGTCGCTGCTTCGGTGCGGAGCTTCTGCATGGCGGCGCGCGTGCTGGCGAGGGACGACGAGAACGCCTCGTCCATGCCGTTGCCGGATTCCCACGCTTCACGCTCGATGCGCTGCAGGTCCGCCGAGACGGACTTCCACGCGGCCGAGAACGACGCGTCGATCGACTTCGCGGTCTCGCGGGTCTTCTTCTCGGTGCGCTCTTGGGACTTCTCGAACGGGCCCGTGTCGGCGTCGATCTTCGGCTTGTCGTTGGTGACCTTCTTCGAGAACTCGCGGTATTCCTTACCCGCCTGCTCGGTCGCACGGGTGAACCCGGACTTGTCCGCGTTGATCATGGCGAGGATCTCGCCGACCATCAGCGCCACGACACCCACCCCCAGACGAGGTCACGGGTCAGGTCACGGTGCGGCACAACGGTCACGATCGCGGCGCGGTGTCACTCGCGGTTCACGCCGAGGTGCTTGTCGATGTCGTCGGTGGAGTCGTCGGTCTCCGGCTTCGGCCGCAGCGCCGACCACAGTCGCGCCGGGACGGACAGCCCGAACAGACGCGTCATGAACCAGCGCGCGGACTTCGACCGGCAGAACGCCGGGTCGCTCAGGTCGTAGCTGTACTCGCGGTCGAAGTCCGCTTCGACGAGTGCCCAGTGCGCGAGGATGTCCCGCCAGCCGAACGCGTCCGTGCCGGCTTCTTCCGCGTCGTCGATGATCCAGCCGTTTTCGTCGACGCGGCGCGTGCCGGGGGGTCGGGTGTGACCTCCCGGTCCTTCATGGACCACACGGCGAGCGCGGCGTCGTGCCCGCGCAGGTGCCACGTGAGCAGGGTGGCCGCGACGTGGTTGGCCTCCGGCCACATCACGCCGTCCTCGGCCATGCTGGCGAGGTTCTCCTCGCCGATGAGGTCGCGGTCCAGGCGCCGCTGCTCGACCGTGGTGAGCGCGATCTCCGACGCGTACGGCTCGCCGGCAGCGGCTTTGCGGCCAGCCTCGGCGATCTGCTCGTCGAGGCGCCGCATCTTGAGCATCGCCCACAGCGACAGTTCGCCGGCACGCCACGTGTACTGGCGGCCCCGGATAGGCAGGGTGAGGGTCGCCGCTTCGCCGCCCGGTTCGCTGGTCTCGGCGAGGAAGTGGTCGACAGAGGAGAGATCGGGGAAGGTGGCCATGGTGGTCGGTGGCCTCTCAGTCTTCGACGATGACGGGGGTCAGCGGGCCTGCGCCGGTGAAGTTGCAGACGAACGGCTCTGCGGCCTTCACGTCGCCGCCAGCGCCGGTGTAGTTGGCGGTGTACCGGCCGGTGTAGCCAGCGCCGGTATCGGTGCGGTACAGCCGCACCAGCACGTACGCCTCGCCCCCGGTGAGCAAACCCTTGGCCTTCAGGAATGCCTGGCCGGGGTCGTCGACGGGCGCGTTGTCCGGTCCGGTGTAGCCGTCCCACCCAGACGCGGCGATGGCGGCCTTGCGCATCGTGGTCAGGGAGTCTTCCCAGCCGTCCGAGTCGGTGTCCGTGACGTCGACCTCGGTCGCGTCGATGGACAGGCCCAGGCTGCTGAGACCCTTGACCATCGTCCACGTGGGACTCTCTTCGGTGGCGGTGTTGACTTGGAGTCGCCACAGGCGGGAGAGCTTCTTCTTGATCGGGTCAGCCATTCTCGGCCGCCTCCTTGGTCAGTTCGGTTTGGACAGACACCGACCACTGCGGTCGGCCGACCGCGTCCGGTCCCAGGTGGACCGGCTCGGGTTCGTTGGCCTCGCACCACAGCACGTACTGTTCGTGCTCGGTGCCGGCCGCCCACACGATGCGGAACGTGTGCTGCAGGTCGCGGCGGATCCGCTCCGCCCCGTCGTAGCCCGGCTGGTGACCGGCGACCTTCGACGTGCGGTAGATGACCTTGAACTCGGGCAGCTCGTACCCCGACAGGTCTCGCGTCGGGAAACCCTTCTGCCCGACCACGCACCACGCGAGGTCGGGCTGGTCGGGCATGCTCACGACGAACGCTTTGGGTGCGTCGACGGGCCCGGTCTGGTCGTAGCGACCGTGACCGAGCCCAGCGAGGTGTAGCGCGAGCGCCTTGACGAGCACGCGCTCACGATCAGGTCAGGGTGTCACCCGCCGCCGAGCGCTCCCTCGGCTTTGCTGGCGATGTACTTCAGGTGCTTGTCCGCCAGCGCGCGTTGCGGGTCGCGCAGGTAGCCGGCCTTCCTGCCGTCCTGGTGCTCGAAGTCGGGCGCCTCGTGCTGGATTACCGCGTACGGGGTGTCGTAGCTGACCGCGCCCTCGACGCGGTCACCGTTCGCGGCAACGGTGACCTTGCCGCTGTTGGACAGGTCCATCTGGTCGAGCGGCACTTCATCCCGCGAATTCGACAGCAGGTCTTCGCACGCCTCCGTCACGCCCGTCACGACAGCCGCGGTCATCGCCGCATCGGCCGCGCGCAGCACAGCCTCGAAGTCATCCACTCAGACCACCCCCGCCTCGTGATGCATCGGCCGGCCGTCGAGCCACGTCATCGTGTCGAGTTGCTCGACGGTGTGCGTCTTGCCAGCCCACGTCAGCCGGTCCTGTGTGGACACGTCGACGTCGCCGAGCAGGAACACGGTCGCGGTGAGCACGACGACCCGACTGTCGGCGAGCTGGACGTGCTTCTGCCCGTGCTCGATGCGGCACGCGAGCGCGACCGGCGCCGCCCACTGTGGACCGTCCGGGCCGTCCCCGAGGTAGTGCTCGTGCTGCACGGTGTCCGGGGTCGGGATCAGGTTCCCGAGCAACATCACCACGTCGGCACGCTCCCGCCGATGAGACCGGCCGACTGCAACGCGAACACCGCGGCGACCGGGACGCAGGATCGGTCTGCCAGCCAACGGCCATTGGATCCGCCGGACACCGCGAGGTTCCCGGCCTTCACGCTGCCGCCGCCCGCGAGCACCGCGGCTGCGCCCTGCCCGCCGAGCTGCGCGACCGCCACAGCCTTGACGCGCCGGTCGCGGATCACTTCGGCGACCGCCTGCACGAGGTGCCCGCGCTGCTCCTCGTCTTCGGGGCGGTCGTTGTCGTCGAGGATCGGCCACCGGATGACCTTCACCGCTAGCGCGCGCGAGGCGGACACGATCAGCGTGTCGACCGCGGCGTCGCCTTCGGGCAGCGCGGGCCACTCGGTTGCGCCGTCCGCCTCGGCGCCGAGCGCGAACGCGGCCCGCACTTCTGTTGCGGTGGCCCAGATCATCGTCACGAGGTCACCGCATCGTAGGAAGCCGCGAAGATGTCCGGGTTGCACGGGTAGAACCGGCCGGGCTGTGGCTCCGGGATGATCCAGTCCCCGGGCCGCGCGTACGCCGTGTCGCCGTGGACCGTGGTGAGCTGCACCCACTTCGTGCCGCCATCCTCGTCGACGCCGACCGGGGCGTCATGTCCGACGAAGGCGAACACCTCGGCGTAGTTCGAGCCGGTGAACTGCACGGCCTGGATCTCGACGGGCTTCTTGCGGTACTTCACGGGTTCACTCCTCGGGTGATGGTGATGCGGCCGACGTCGGCCAGCACAGGCTCTTCGGGGCTGTCGACGTACCGGACCCAGATCGTGTACTCGCCCGGCTCGAGGTCGTGGTCGCTGCCGGGGCCGACGAGGATCCCCAGGCCGCCGTCGAGAGTGGACGGCGCGGCGTCGAGGTCGTCGACCGTCGCGGGCGCCGTGTACAGCGGCAGCACTGCGTAGGTCCAGCCGGTGACCGTGTCGCCGTCGACGGCGACGACGATCGGGCCGACCCACTCTTTCGACAGACGGTTGACGGTCCACGTGGTCATGGTTGTGCCCCCAGGGTTGCGGTCCAGCGTTGTGCGCCGATGTGGACGGTCGCCCGTGGTTGCGTGGCGAGCGTCGCGGTCAGAGTGATGTCGTGCTGCTCGCCATCGGACGCGCTGCCATGGAGTCCGATGAGGACGGGCAGGGTCGCGGTTGCCTGCGGCACGGACGCAGGCGGCCCGGCGGCGTGGCCGGCCAGCGTGACGACGAGCGGCAGGGACGCGGTGGCGGCCGGCACGTCCGGTGTCGGCACGGTGGCGGCGCCAACGAGCGTGAGCGCGATGTGCACGCTGCTCGACGCCTGCGGCACACCCGGCACCGGAACAGTGGCCGTGCCGCCGAGCTCGACGACGACCGGGAGCGCGGCTGTCGCGGTTGGGACTGTTGCGGGTGGAACGGTGGCGGCGCCGGACAGGCCGACCGCGAGAGGCAGCGTGCCGGTCGCTTCCGGGATCGTCGCGGGCGGAACCGTTGCTGCGGCGTCGAGTCCGAGGAGGATCGGCAGCGACCCAGCAGCCTCCAGCACTGGCGCAACAACTGGTGTGCCTGCCAGCGCGGTGACCTCGGCGCCCGAGAGTTCGTGGTCGAAGAACCTCAGGTTGTCCATCGCGGGGGTGGTGTCCGACCACTCGGCGATGTTCAGCTCGTCGGCGCCGACATGCAGTGCGGTGCCGGCCGTGAACGCCTGGGTGCCGACCGCCGCACCGTCGTAGTAGTAGGTGAGGACACCGGTGGAGCGCTTGTAGGTGATGCACACGTTGTGCGGCACCGTGTTGCTGAGGGCGCCGATGTTCGCCGACGAGGGTGTCGGGGCGCCGCCCGCTTGGTCGCGGGCGCGGGTCATGATCTGTGTCGAGTTCAGCGACAGCAGCCCGAACACGCCCGTGTTCAGGTGGGATGGTCCGCTTTCGGAGCGCACCCACCACACCGAGCGTTGCCCGAGCACGTCGACCATAACCGACCGGTCGTCAGTCTCAGTGGCGGCCAGCAGGCTGGACGGGAGCGGAATGGTGTCCGCTCCCGTCTTGCCCAATGCGCCACCGTCGAGGACTCCGGCACTGTCCACTTGGGCCGCGGGCTGTCCGGTCAGGTTGATGTCGTGGCCGTTGCCCGACAGGTCCGCGACCGTCGACCCGCCGATGCTGCTGAACCCGTACGCGGCCACGAGCGGCATGACTCAGCTCCCGAACGCCGCGGTGACTTCCGCGCTGGTGACGTCGAGCCGACCGTCGCTGTTGAAGGTGCGCGACGCGGCCAGCGCCACCACGCGCAGCACACCAGCCGCCGTCCGGTAGATCAGGTGCGTGGCCACCGTGCCGGCCGGACCGTCGAACTCCAGCGCCGCGGTGATGTCCGCCGCGCTGGCGGTGGAGGCGGCATAGGTGGGGGCGAGCGGCGTGTAGCCGCCGCCCGTCACCTCGCCACCGACCACATTGGACGTCGACACGCCGATCGTGGTGATGTCGGCGGTGATCGCGTCGATCGCGTCGTCAAGGGTTGCCATTGGGGCGCCTCCTTCAGTTGAGGTAGAGCAGGCCGGCGACGGCACCCGCAATCGGGGCCAGCGCGGCGGCGCTCACGAACAGCAGTTGGGGAAGGGTGCGCAGCCAGCCCGGCCGGCGCGGCGCCGAGGCCACAGCGGCCCATCGCACGCCGGCCCACATGAGCCAGCGCCGAACGAACCCGACGTCGAGGGACTGCATCGCCACCCGGAACTCGCGGTCCACCTGGGCGGACGTCAGCTCTCCGGCCGGCAGGGCGTCGGTGATCAGGTAGTCGTGGACGATCGCCGCGAGGGTGTACTCGCCGGACGGTGGCGTGAAGAACCACAGCAGCCTCGGGACACTGGCGAAGTCGGTCACGTACCCCGTGGGCACCCTGTACGTCGCCTTGTGCACGACCCACCCGTCCAGCAGCGCGGCGGGGGTGACGTAGACGACGTCCGCGAGTAGGCGCCAGCGCGCGGCGTCCACCTGCTCGACGCGGGGCGGGCCGGAGAGGAATGGCATCAGCCGGCCAGCCTCTCCCGCTCCCGGCGGTCTTCCTCGTCGGCCGCGGCTCGCGCGATGCGGGTCACGTCCTCGTCGGAGAGCTGCCCGAGCACGTCCGGCAGCATCGGAGCCAGCGCGGCGGCGAGCGCCTTCTCGTCGATGTCGGCGGTCGGGCGTCCGATCAGAGCGCGCAGGTTCACCTGCAGTTCGACGAGACGGGTGATGACGGACTGGTCGCCCTGGTTCGGGTTGGTGGCCACCTGCCGGGTGCCGTCGAACTTGTTGAACAGGGCGGCGTAGATGGATAGCAGCGCGTTTCGCTCGTCGGCCTGCAAGTCGTCGTCTCCTTGGATCTGACCCGCGGCCACGCGCGGGATGATGGTGTTCCGGGTCTGGTCGATGCGCGGGCCGCCGGGGCACGACTTGTTGACCGGGGTCCACGGGCCGGGCGCACCGAACTGGACGTGCCAGCCGATGCCGGAGCTGTCCCACGCGGGGATCTGGCGGCGGGGGATGCCGTGCGTGGTGCACAGCCAGTCGCAGAGGCGCACGAGCGCGTCGACCTGAGCCGACGTCCACGGCACGATCTGGCCGCCGTCCTGCGTCTCGATCGACACCGCGAACGAGTTGGCGTTCTTGTTGGCGTCAGCCCGAATGCCGGTGTCCATGTACTGCTCGATGACCCCGTCGTCGCGCACGTAGAAGTGCGACTCGAGGTCAGAGTTGTTCTGGAAGAAGTCGAACAGCGACGGCGCGCTCGACACGGCGGTGTGCAGGATGACCGCGCGCGGGACGATGCCGCCCTGCAAGTGGTTCTCGCTGAGCGGCCTGTGGATTGCGAACGGACACCATGCCATGCCCCAAACGGTGCGGGCGGGGTGTCACCCAGGCTCGACGGTCGCGCCGTGGATCTGGTCCACCGCGTCCCGCAGCGACTCCCCCGAGTTCGGGTGCAGCTCGTGCTCGACGCGCACCAGCCGCTCATCCATCGACGCCAACCGGCTCATCACGCCGGGCCGCTCTGGCACGCCTGCGCGCGCGGGTTCTCCGGCCCAGTCCTCGAAGAAGTTGTTGACGCGGCGAGCCCACGCCAGCACCGTGCGGGCGGCCTTCCAGATGACGGCGAGCGCAGCCAACAGCGCGGCGAGACCGATGACCCACGCGACCCAGGGCAGCGACTCCACGACTACGCCTTGCCGCGCGTGGAGTCGCGCGCCGCGGCGAGTTCGGCGGCGAACTCATCCATGTTGGCGGA